TTAAATACTCAAATTCTACCCTGTTGTGTAAGGGAGGGTTTAAAGGTATCGTGCTGAGTGATCGCTCCTCCCCTCCCCGTCGTTTGTGATCCTAAATGAGAATGATAATCATTTAGATTAGCATTATCATTTATAGATCGGGGAGCGTAAATGCGAATGATTATCATTTAGATTCGCATTACCATTCTCAATTGGCAGAAGAAAATGAGTGTGAGGGTAAATATAAATCTAAATACGAATCATTATCATTATCATTAGTATTATTATTATATATATACTTGGGTATTATAATATATGATTATTATCATAATAATGTCATAATTCATCTTTATATTGTCATAATTGTATGTTACAGTTGGCACTCAATAAATTAATAGGAAATACGAATATGAAAAAGTTAACCAAGAAAGAAGAATTTGAATTGTTACAAGATAAATACTACAAGCGAACTGATTTACTAGTATTCATAATTCAGACATTAGATCGAGAATTTCCAAAAGAAATTCAAAGCGAGGATAATCCGATAGGATTAATCAGGCATAAAGTAGATCGTCAGCTCAACGCGTTCTACATAGACTAGTTGACAAGGTAATCGAGATTGAGGTCTCGATTGCCGTGTTAATTTTGACGCGGATTAAAAAGGTAATAAAACCATGAATAGAGAACAATATTTAAATGAAGTGAAAGGCATATTTAAAGGTCTTTTTGCTGAGCATGGTCATAAAATACCAGATAATATTCGCATTTCTTGCGGGTTCGCTCGCGGTAGTCGTAAAGCGATTGGACAATGCTTTAATGAAAAACTCAGTAAAGATTCAACGATTGAGATTTTCATTTGCCCTACTCAAAGCGATACAAATAGAGTTTGCGATATTCTAGCACATGAGTTAATACACGCTTGTTATGCTGACGCAGGGCATAAGGGCGAGTTTAGAAAATGTGCAAGAGATATAGGATTGTCAGGTAAAATGACCGCGACTGTAGCGAGTGATAGATTAAACGCCTGGATAGATTCAAATATAAAATCCAAGCTTGGAAAATATCCACACGCGACAGTTTCAGACAGCAAGAAAAAGCAATCAACACGCTTGATAAAGGTCGCTTGCGATTCATGCGGGTATACTGTACGAATCAGCCGCAAATGGTTAGATCATACCAACGCGACAGATTGCCACGCTTGCAAAGAACCCCTCACTCAAGGATAGAGTGAGGCGTTTAAACAGTCTTAGTTAAATGAAAAAAAGTGTATATTTTTAAAATTAGTTATGTTATAATCGAGCTTTATAATTATTTCACTAGGGGGTGAATAAATGAAAAAACCAGACATAATTATTGAATTAAAACGTATAGTAAAAAACGCAAAAGAATATGAAATAGATTCGCAGTCTGAAATAGATGGATATGATTATCTTTTAAATGATATAAAAGTATTGATTGCTAAATACACTAAATAATTACTTCCTCAACAATTAGGAGAAATATCAAGATGTTTAAAGATAAAGACGGATTTACAATACATGACATACCGTTAGTTTTAGACGATGAAAATAATATAGGATATTGCGTTGTAAAATATCATGGTATGCAGTTCAGATTTTCTCAAGAGTTGAGATATTCTTTTGATACTACATCTGAATTTATAGACTATATTATTGAAGATTTAGACGAAAGAATTGAAGATGAGTTAGAATATCAGAGCGTTTAAACACGCTGAAAATATTAGGAGAATTTTAAATGAAAGTTAAAAATTTTACAAACAGTAGAGGAAACAAAGTAAAGAACCAATTTTGCGTATTAGATAATGATGTCATCTACTTTCAGAGTTATAACAGCATTATAGCTAAAAAGGACTTAAGACACGATAGAAAAGGAAAATATATAACACTAGATAAAAATTACTGGAACTATTCAAGAACTACATCAAAATATAGAAACATATTTTTGAATGAGACAACAAAAGAAACGGAAGCGAAAATCAAAAACGGAACATACGCATTAGCGGATTTAAATAAATAAAGGATTGACAAAAGCGGGTTATGATGTTATAATCCGCTTATAATAAAAAAGAGTAAAAAAATATGACAAAATTTGAAAATATGACAAGAATCCAACTACTAGATTTTCTAGGATATAAAGCGATAAAAGATTACATAGTCTTAGCAAATGGAAATATAGAGCTTAATGTTGGAGGATTGAGAATTGAATTAGAACTTGACGATCTAATTGATGCAGCAACAGAAAAAAATAGCGATTTAGTATAAATAATACTAGATTTGAGGATAAAAATGAAAATAGAAAATAAAATAAATAAAATTAAAAGTTTAGCGGGTAAAATATACTGGCACAAATTAAATAGTAAAAAAACTGTAAAACAATGTGTAATAAAGGCAGAGAGAGAGTTAAAAATGTTTTTACCTGATGCAAAAACAAGATATGCTGTACAGCTATACGTAGGGCATGGTGAGAGTGTTTAAACAGCTTTGCTGTTTCGATATCAAGAACACTCTTCACTTAGGTCTTATGTGTGGCTGTACTTTTTTAATAAAATCAATAACTTATAGTATTTAAAGAAAGGAAAAAAATAATGGAAGAAAATCCTAGAGTATGGATAACAGTTGAGGGAGAAGAAAGCAAAACATATGAAACAGAACTTTCGCCTGTTGTATTTACCGATCTCGTAGTACAACTAGTTGAGGGGGAAATATTAGGGTTTTCAATTTATAGAATTGATAAGGATAAAAAAATAATATTACACTAAATGAGAATGATTATCATTATCAATACTATCATAATATATCACAATGTATCATAACTTTGACATAATCTGTCATAACTTTGACATAATTGTATGGTAAATTGGGGTTTCTTTTATTCAAAGTGAGGTCTAATATGACTATAACCTTAAATAAAAGTGATTTTTGTAACCCTGATTTGTTTTGGGGTGCTGTTGAAGATTTGATTCTAATTGATATTTCAGAAGAACAGTTAGATGACGTCTGGACAGTAGAAGTAGTTATTAAAGAGTTAGATGTTGAAACTGGCTTGGAAGATAATTACGTTACTGTTAAGTTTGCAAATCAAGACAGCAAGACAATATCACTATAGTGTAACCCCCCCACGCAAGTGGGGGATTATTAAAAAAATATTGACAACCAGAATTTACAATGTTATAATCGCTACTTAGCGATTATTGGAGAATTTAAAAAATGAAACTATATAATATATTTTATAAGGGTGATGCAAATGGTAATCCCTATTCTTACGAAGCAACCACAGACAACTTTGAGAAGTGGTTAGAAGATAACAATTCTAATCGAGAGCAAGGATTTGAAGAAGAAGCAGATGATTTTACAGTAGAAGAAATTAGACTGTTTTTATATGCACCAAAAGAGTGAGGTCATAAATGAATTTACAAGACAAAATAAATAACGTGATAGATAGAATATTATTATTAGATGATGATGATAGAATCATAGCGTGGTCGATTTATTCTAAACTGGCTATCCTTGAGAGATTTGGTGCTACTAAGAGCGTAGTACCAAACTACCCTGAGTTATATGCAGAGAACAAAATGATAGAGTTTTTAGAGGGGAATAATTTTGACGGCACTAGTCGATCTGTTTATGATGATGATGCTGTCGCATGGGATAACGCAGATAATGAAATCCTACATGAGTATGCTACTATAGAGGATTGGAGAGAGCAAGAATGGATAGACCAACTAAACAGAAAGATAGGTTACATGGTAAAGGTGAATTTAAATGCCGCTTAATTTAAATATACATGGGGAAATGGCACACGCTAGAGCTTTAGCTGAAAACTCAGGTCTTGTCCTACAATATGAAGAAGACGCCGTAGCTCCAAGAACTGACGGAACGAATATATATTTACCCACACCAGATATAACTTGGAGTCAAGATGAATGGGATTTGTGGAGGTCTTTTTTGTACCACGAGATAGGACATAACGTACCAGAAATGAAAGACGCTATGGACTACGTGAAAGAGAATGGCTTAGACGTGGAAACTCCGTTTGGATTCTGTCTAAATGTGTTAGAAGATTATAGACAGGAAAGATTTGGTTACGACAAATATGAGGGAAAAAGGCGAGTAATGGCGAGAGGGAGAGAAATTTTTGCAAAGCGACACAGAAATAGCACATTGTGGACGCAACCAGATGGAAACTTAATTGGTGACATGTTTAGATCGTTGTATATTTTTGACATGGATTGCAGAGATGATTTCATGCCGAACATTAGACCTTACACACTCCAAGCTCTAAGCGTATGTCCTAAAAAGGTAGTTGATTACGTCAAAAAGCTAGAAAAAGGTGGCTATAAAGAAAAGCTAAACGCAGTTGTAACTTTTCAAGATGAACTTGAATTGTTATATGACATACTTGAAAATGTTTACAATGTAAATCCAGAAGACGAAAGAAAAAAATCAGAGCGTAAGAAAAATACGAAACTTAGTGAGGCGGAAGAAAGCTTACATAAAAAACGAAAAGGAAAACCATTACATGCAGATACTACTGTTAATTGGAGTGATCTAATAATGCACCGCCACGATGACTCCATCAAACTAATTACTAGTTACAATAAACAACATATTAATTACGATAAGGAAATTACTTGTGGTAAATACAAGCCATATACAGATGAAGAAACTTTAGTTGTTGATTACGATAAAAATAAACTTATTTATAAAAATGCAAATGCCTATAACCTTGTGGAAGATGATTGGTTTAATTGTAATACTACGGAATATAAAGAAATCAACGAAGCTTGCGAGGGTAATGGTTTGAGCAGAAAAGTAGCTAGGTTGTTACAGATACAGTCAAGAGACAAACACAGTTATGGAAAGAAAAAAGGAAAACTGCACAGTAAAAACTTATATCGTGCGGGCATGAAAGATGCACATGGTTTTAACAAGAGAGTGTTTAAACAGCGTGAAATTAACAACTGTTTAGATGTTAGCGTTACTGTACTGGGGGATTGCTCAGGCTCTATGGGTGGAACTAAATTTTCTAATATGGGTAAGTCTATGGTATTACTGGGTAGGGTATTAGGAGACTTAAATATAAAACACGAGTTAGTTGGTTTTACTGATTCTCGTTTACACACTCTATATCTATACAAGAAATTTTCAACTAATAAGGTTAGTAGTTATGATCTATCTAAGCGAATACAGTCTTCTTCTCAAATAATGTCTCAAAACGCAGACGGGGACGCAATTTTGTGGTGTGTTAATAGAATTTTAAAAGAGAATACAAAAAGAAAAATAATAATTGTATTATCTGATGGTTGTCCTGCTAGTTGGCGAAGTGGAAGTTATACGGCTACACAACCAGATTTTCTTAAAATGGTTACAAAAAACATAGAAAAAAGTAGAGATTTAGAAATATATGGTATTGGGATAGAAGATGATAACGTGAAATTGTTTTATAAAGATTATAAAGTAATACACAACTCAGATCAACTAGAAGATGCTTTACTTTCAGTTATTAAAACAAAGATTATAGGATAAGGAGAAAAAAATGCCTAGTTTAAGTAGTGGAGATATGGAAAATATGTTGTTAGACAGCGTGGTTGATGAAATGGCAAAAGAAACCGAAGCCAACAACCCAAACGATAAACGATCAGACAAAGAACACATAAGAGATTTACCTTTTTTTGAAAATGAATCTACAGAAGCACCAAGAAAACAAAAGTTTCAAATGGGGTGTAAAGAAGTGTTTGGAATTACTATTCCTAAAGGATTGCCGAATGTGCCTGTTACAGTTTTCAAGAAAGGAGATTGGGATAAGGATATGCAATCTCATATACCAGAAATAGATAAAAACTATCAGTTTCAACCTAAACAACTAATAGAACTGCTTGTTGGATTAAACTTAAATGATAACGTCTGGATTTCTGGTGCAACAGGTAGCGGCAAGTCAAGTCTTGTAGAACAAGTTTGTGCTTATACTAACAGACCTTTTGCTAGAATAAATGGTAGAGGTGATATGGAAAGTGGTGCTATTTTTGGACAGTACGTTTTAGAGGACGGCAAAACTATTTGGAAAGACGGCGTATGTACCGAAGCAGTAAAGAATGGTATGGTATATTGTCAAGACGAACCAACAGTATTACCGCCAGAAATTGCTATGGGTTATCAATGGCTGTTAGAAAATGGCGGGAAGTTAATGCTTACAGATAAAGCGGGAGACACTAAAGACAAGTTAGTGAGTCCTCACAAACACTTTAGATTCGTATGTTGTGATAATACTAAAGGATTGGGCGATGAGATGGGTGCGTTTGCGGGAACTAATGTTTGGAATACAGCGACTTTAGATCGTTTTTCAACTTCTATACAGTTAGACTATTTACCTAAGAATAAAGAGGTTGAAGTTATAAAAGCGAAATGTCCAAATATAACAGAAAAACTTGCGTCATACATGGTACAGTTTGCAGGGTTGGTGCGTATTGCTTACGCTCAAGGGAACGTGTCTTTCACCATGTCACCTAGAACACTGCTATCTTGGGGAGAGAAAGCTTTATATTATAAAGATATAAACCAAGCGTTAAAATCTTCCTATTATTCCAAGCTACCAAACGATATCGAAAAAGTAGCTATAGAGGAAATGTTTGCAACTGTGTTTGCTAAAAGACTATAATAAAAATAATGTTAGGAGATAGAACATGCGTTGTAAAAGCTGTGACAGTATACTTCAACCCAGTGAAATTATTTGGAGGGAAGAAACTAAAGAACATGAAGAACTTTGTAGAAAATGTAGGGAGATCATATCATCACAATGTCCAGACAGTGATACAATACATAGTCAGGATATTGAAGAGAGTTATACAGAGTCTATAGATAGCTTAACAGATTTATATGAAAATGATACGTATTCTCAATTATTAAATTTAAACAAGGAGAGTAGTGATGAGTATTAAACGGGGTATTAAAAACGGGGATTTAGTTTACATAAGTGCCATCTCAACGAGTGATATTCTGTATGATTATGGAGGAAAAAAGAGCCAGTATACATACTCGACAGAGCAAGAAAGAAAGCATAGCACTTTAGTAGGTATGGTAGGTAGGTTGGTTGCTTACGAAGAACCAGATAAAAAGTATAACAAGGCGGGGTTTACAAAAGCTATAATTAAATTTCAGCTTCCGTCTAATTTCTTTAAGGGTGAGGATATAAAATATTGGGAGAGGCACTACGACACTATTAAAAATAAAAACACAACTACACAGGTTTATGATGTTTTATTTTCTACTGGGGTGAAATTAGACCTTGTTAGTATATTACCAAGCGATTTGAGGTATGGTGTGTGCAATAACGAAATGATATCGGATTTTGTAAGAATACACCCTCAAGTAAGGGTGTCATATGAAAATGGCTCTGCTTTTCAACCAAAAAACTTTAAAGAAGTTTCAAAAAAACTTTAAAGGAGAAAGCATGACATCAGATAAATTACAACACAGTGAGTTTGTACCTTACGCACCAAAAGGTCGTGGAGAACAGGTGCATATACACCACTGCAAACAAGGTCATAATAATGATCGTTTATATATAAGGAGAAACGAAGATGAATCAGTCGTTGCTTATTGCCACCACTGTGGCAAATCTGGCTATTCTTTTTCTGACAATTTACAGATTAGAAAAGCTAAAGATGTACATAAACAAACTTGGGGACTTGACAAACTTAGCTTTAAATCAAGTGGCTCAAGTGGACAAGAAAACATCAGAAAAACTTGGGATAAAAAAGACAGAGTTTACTCAAGACGTAGAGCAGTTTATAAAGATAACCCGTTCTTAATTAAGAGTATGATTACTCAAGATATTATAGACAAATATGAGATCAAAAGCATAGGAGATAGGGTGTACTTTCCTATTTTTGATTCCGATAAAGAGTTGAAAGTTATTCTTGGTAGGGGAAAAAACCCTAAGTGGTTAGTTGAGTGGTTATCTGATGACAAAACCTACTCCCCAATAGGTAGTGGAGACACTTGTGTGATAGTGGAAGATGTTGTATCTGCTATAAGAATAGCTGAGTGTGGGTATGCGTCATTACCTTGTCTAAGTAGCAGTTTACGGGATTGTTTGTTGCCAAATCTTGAAAACTATGGTACAATAATAGTGTGGTTAGATAATGATAATTCTCAAGTATTATCTAATTCATTAAAGATTAGAAATAAAGTGTTATTAATAAACGATAACGTCATTATTTGTAGAGACAAACAACCTAAAGATATGGCTAATACTAGTATAAAACATTACATAGATAACATGAGGAGATAGTAATGGAGTTAGATATATTATTATTATTATCTTATAAAGATAATTATTATAAATATAATAAATATATAAAAGATTATACTTTAACTAGTGAATGTAATCTTATATTAAAAGATATGGACTATTACTATACCAAGAACCCAACGTACAGTATTGTAAAGTGGGAAGATTTTTCAACTTGGTTTTGTGCTGTAAGACACTCGTCTTGGAACGAGCAAAAACTAAAGACATACCAAATTATATTTAAAAAGCTAAGTAAAAAATCCATAGGAGATTTACCAAACGAGGAGATCGTAAATCACTTTGTCACTATGGATTATGCTACCAGAATTTTTAATGAGGTAGCAAAGGTAGCAGAGGGTTTGTCAAATGACATGACTCCTGTATACGATTTAGTTTCAGAACACCAGACAGCCATGCCGTTGGTTGACGAAGATACATCACTACTTACAGACGAGAACTTAGAGGATTACTTACTAGATGCCAGTAAAAAATCTGGTTACTCTTGGAGACTAGAGTGTTTAAACGAGTCCATAGGAAAGACAGGAGTGGGAGATTTAATTTGTATTGGTGGCAGACCAGACTCAGGTAAGACTACGCTACTTGCTAGTGAAGCTACATACAGAGCCAGTATGATGCCAAAAGGAAAGCACGTTCTCTGGATTAATAACGAGGAAAGAGGACAGAAAGTTAGATTGCGACAGATACAGTCTGCTTTAAAAAAATCAAAAGACGAGGTGTTTAAAAACGTACCAAAGGCAGTAGAGGAGTATCAAGATAGAGTTGGTGGAAAGGATAGGATAGTTATAAAAGACTCTGCAAGCATCAACGTGGCAGAGGTTGAGAAACTTATAAAAGAGTTCCCGCCAGACTTAATAATAATAGATCAGTTAAGTAAGCTAGTGAGTTCTAAAAGTAAAAATCATAACGAAGCACAAAGAATACAAGCACTAGGAGAACAAGCTAGACAATGGGCGAAAGAGCATTGTACTGTTATCTTTACTATATGGGCTGATGGCACAGCAGAGGGAGAAAAGTGGATAGAAATGAACCAGTTATATGGAAGTAAGACGGGTGTTCAGGGAGAGTGCGATGCTATTATTACTATAGGTAGGAGTAATGAGGAGACTGTTGCAGATAGGAACAAAAGGTATATATACGTACCAAAGAATAAGATATGTGGTGGAGATTCGTTATTGATTAATGGTAAGTTTGAGGTTGCAATAGAACCTGTAAAGGCGAGGTTTATTAATGGATAGTAAATATTGTGTAATTGACGTAGAGACTACAGTTAATAATACTAACCCAAATAAAAAGAAATGTGGTTTGGGTAGTCCTTTTTGTGATGATAATTCTATAGTAGCTTTTGGTTTAAAAACAGCTAACTTAGAATCGCCTGTGTTGTTTTATAGAGATCGGTGCGTCAATACTGATGGGGAAGATATCATAGGTGTTGACGGATTTTTAGAGGAAAACTCTAAGTGTCCAATATTTGTAGGTCATAATATAGCGTTTGACATATGCCACATACTTAAAAACACAGCAGATGATAATAAAATACACACTATAAAAACTGGAATTTTAGAAACTAAAGCTGTGCTTTGGGACACCATGTTAGTAGAATATATCCTTAGCGGACAGTCGTGGAAGTACCCGTCTCTTGATGGTGTGTGTGAGAAGTATGGATTACCTATAAAAAACGACCAAATAAAAGCGTTATGGAATTCTGGTGTTAAGACAGAAGATATACCAAAAAGTATGTTATTAAAATACCTAGAACATGATGTAAACGTTACTGAAAAAGTTTTTAAAAAACAGATGCTTCAAGTAGAAAAGAAAGGTTTAAAGGCAATAATATTTGATGAGCTTAGAGCAAGAATGGCTACTCTAATTGCGGAACACAATGGTATGGCGTTTGATGAAGAACTCGCTTTCCGATTACATAAGAAACTAGATGGAGATATTGAACACACCTGTAGCCAGTTACTAGAGATTCTCTTTGAACATAATGATATAACAAAGTATAGCAAAGTCTTTGTAGATAGCATTAACTTTGGTTCACATGACCAGGTGTCTGCTATGCTTTTTGGTGGTACATTAAAATGGAAAGAATCCAGAATGATGGAAGATAAAGATGGAAATTTAGTAGTGTATAAGTCTGGTAAAAATAAAGGTAGTATTAAATATAAGAACGTGGAGTTTACTAAGGAATTAAAAGGTATGTTTACTGCTAGAAAGGAGTGGAAGTCTAAGAAAACTGGCGTGTTCTATACTTCTGACGAAGTATTAAATGAATTAGATTCTTCTAGGTTTGTAACATTAATTAAAGAACTAAGAGAAGCCAAGAAAGAAAGAGATACCTACCTAAAAGGATTAACTAAAGTTTGTTGGAACGATGGGTTGTTACACCCTACTTTTAATCATGTAGAAACACCTACTGGGAGGTTATCATGCAGAAACCCAAACCTACAAAACATAACTACAAAGAGGTAAAGAAAATGTTAGATCAAGATGAGCATTACCAAGACATGCTAGACCAACAAGACGCTGATTGGTGGCATCAATTAGACTTAGAGGTACAACAGCAAATAGACGAACAAAAACAAGCGATACTAGATGATATAAATAGCAAGGTTTGTCCAAGAGGTAAAAAATGAGGGGTGCAATCCTAGTTTTTTTACTTGTCGCTTTTGCTATAATAACAGCAATAATAGACGCAAACCTTAGACTATCAGAAAAAAGACTAGAGAGAGAAAGCCAACAATGGACAGTAGACTATCTATATAACCCTACTGGAGAGTGGTGCTTTCTTGACCAAGAACAACCACTACCAGTTGATTGTCAATTTCAAACTACCCTTTTAGGTAAGGAGATAGAGTGATGAATCCAGATAATATAAAAGAGCCACAACATTATTCTAGATGGAAGATACAACCAGTACAGTTTATAGTTGAGAACGAGATACCTTATGCAGAGGGTAATGTTATAAAATATGTTATGCGTTGGAAGTATAAAGGTGGTCTTGAGGATTTACATAAAGCTAGAGAATATATTAATATTCTTATAGAGAACGAATTAAAAGAAGAAGAAAATGTCTAAGATAAGAGAATGTTTTAAAAGCAGAAAAACACAAGGGCATCTTATAGAAGCCGACTATTCTCAACTAGAGATCAATGTTTTAGCTTTGCTTTCAAAAGACTCTATATTAATAAACGATTTAAAAAGTGGTAGAGACTTACATACCATGAGAGCTTCCGAGCTATACAACATAAAAGAGTATGACGTTACTCCAAAACAAAGGAGACTAGCAAAGACTCTGAGTTTTCAGTTGCAGTATGGTGCGGGTGCTAAGACTATGGCTGATATAAATAAAATACCACAGAAGATAGCCAAAGATTTTATACACAACTTCTTTGATAGATATGAAGATGTCTTTCGTTGGCATCAAGACCTGCTAAACTATATACATACCAACCGAAAGAATAGCGGAGAAAGGACTGCTATGGGTTTACCTAGATATAAATGTGAAATGCCTACCATTACAGGAAGAAATTTAGTATTTAAAGAGTATGATTCTAAATATAAAAAAGGAGAAACAGCGTTTTCCCCTACTGAGATAAAGAACTACCCAGTACAATCTGTTGCTACCGACATAATGAAGATAGCTTTAGGTGCTTTAGCTTATAGGGTGTGGTTTGATAATGACATTCTTTTAGTTAATACTATACACGACAACATAATGCTAGACGTGGCAGAGGACTTGCACGACAAGTCTTGTAAGTTATTAACGTGGGCTATGGTGGACAGAACAACAGACATACTTAAAAGCAGATACAATATAGAGTTACCTGTACCATTAACCATAGACATAAAGTCTGGTGCTAGTTGGGACTCTATGAAAAAAGTTGAACTACCTTATATGCAATATAATAAGGTTGACATACACGATATATAGTGGTATAATGTAGTTGTATTATAAAAAATTATAGTTATTAAGGAGTTACATATGAGTGCAGTTTATGAAGTAGAGGGAGTATTAGAGTCAGTATCAAAGAACCAAAAAGGATTTAAAATTGATGGGGAATGGTACAATTCTTTCTTACCACAGCATGATGCTAGATACAAGGACACAGTAAAGTTTAAGGTAAAGGAAAAAGAATCAGGCGGTAGAGTCTATAAGAATATAGAGGGAACTATTGAAGTGCTTAGTGGAACTGAGGTTAAAGACGAAAAAACAGGAGAGAAGAAAATGGTAGCTTTTCCAATAGGTTCTATGGACAAAGAACGTAGTATTATTAGGAGACATGCAGTTAGTGCATCAAC